TAAAACATATAGACCGTAGAGTTACCGTTAATCAGTTTCTTATCAGCAAAGAAAAATTTGCCGAGACGGGTGGCTATGATGAATCGTATACCTCTGTTCATTGGGGTGATAGACCATTTATTGAAGAGGTTGTAGAAAGTTCTTCAAGAATGGTAGTATTTAAAACTATTATTTTGCCCGTCTATAGAGGTGGAAGAAAAATTATTATCGATAATAGTTTTGAACGTCCTGTGTATGATGAAAAGAGAATGACCATTCATATGCCAGACCCCTATAAGATTACTAATCTTACCACCAAGAGAATCAATTTTGAATGGGAAAGAATATTATAAATAGAGGGTACACTATAGAGATGGACCCTTATGTTATCTTTCACACAATACATTACAGAGGCAACACACACCGGTGGTATTGCTCATATTGAGCATCCCTCTGATAGATCATTTGATAGTCAAGACGCTGCACACCACGCATTGGAAACTCTGCGTGGTGTTGCGCATGGGAAAACTCCTATCACTCGTAAGATTGATGATAGAATGTCCTTTCATGCTATTCGAACAGCGGACGGTAAGATAGGTGTAAAGTATAAGGGCGCGGGTTCTCACTATAACTATTCTGCCTCAGATATTGAAAAGCAGCACGGCCATAAACCATATCTTGTCGGTCCTCTAAAGGCACTTCATGCCCATCTGGGTAAAGTTCTTCCTGAAAAGCCCGGTGAATATCAGGGCGGATATATGAGTGAACCTTCTGGAAGATCGGAATACTCCTCGCATATCTCACACACTCCTAACACAATTGAATATCGTGCAACTGCGGGTAGTGAAGAAGCGAAGAAGTTAAAGAGGTCTAAGGTCAGTGCTACTATTCATACGGAGCTAAAGGGTCCAGAAAGAACTGCACATCCTATCACGGACATGTCGCACTTTCAATCACATCCCGATGTTCATATGGTACAACATCTGGTATCAGATGAAGAGCGCAAACTTCCTGCCGCTGTTAGGTCAAAAGCCACAGAGCATTTAGATGCCGCCGAGAAGTTAATGAAGGGTCATACATATGACCATCTATCTGGCCATGAAATCCATCTAAGAACTTACATTAATAGAACAGTCACGAGTGGTGAAAAACCTTCTGTTGAAGGATACAGAAAGCATTTGCAGACGGCACACCAGAAACTAATAGATGCCGTCAAGACTCCAGCCGCTAAAGAGCGCAAGACTGCTACTATGAATACTCATCTATCTCAGGTAGATGCAAATAAAAAACAATTCGAAAGATCATTCCAAATTCACCATCACCTACAACAGGCGACAAATCATCTTGCTAGAGGATTAGATCGTGCCGGTGGTGGTGGGTTCTCGACACATATTAATGGTGCAGCCGCTGGCGGCGAAGGCTATGTCGCTCATGGCCTTAAAGTTGTTGACCGCGAAGGCTTCTCGAAAGCTAACCGAGAGCGTAGTGCAATTCTAAGAGCAAGTAGAGGTAAGAAATGAGCGAAGTCCACCATCATATCACGCAAGGTAGAATGAACCCAATCACAGTGGGTCATGAAGCTGTTGTGAACCAAGTTCGTAACACTGCCGGTTCACATGGACATACCATCGTTCTTACTGGCACACATGATGCTAAGAAGAATCCTTTGACGCCTGAACAGAAGTTGAAACATGCTAAGAGGGCATTTCCGGGTGCGAATGTTCGTCTGCTAGACAAAGAACATCCAACCCTTCTTCATCAACTGTCAAGACTTCATAGCGAAGGTGTTACGCACTTACACTTGCATGTTGGCTCAGACCGCGCACATGAATTCCATGCATTGACACACAAGTATAACGGCAAAGAAGGTCGTCACGGTTACTACAACTTTAAGAAGATTACCATCCATACCGTTGGTAAAGAACGTTCCGATGCTGACACCGGTGTAGCTGGTGCTTCTGGCACAAAGATGCGCCACCATGCAGCCGCTGGTAACGAAAAAGAATTTCATAAGATGGCACCAAGTGCGATGTCCACGAAGCATAAGAGCGAACTCTATAAAGATGTTCGCCGTGGTATGGGTCTTCACGAGGCGTTGTCCTTCAAGAAATTCCTAGGAATCTAACATGGGTAAATTGCTATCATACCTCAAAGATATGATGTCAGAAAATGGTAATCCATCTTCTAAGCGCATGGTGGCAGTTGTATCTACTCTGCTTATTGCAATTGGTTACATCGCAAATCTATTCTGGGACTTCACCATCGAAGAGTTTATCTTTAATGGTGTAATGTATATTGTCATCGGTACTCTTGGTATTACAGGTGTAGAGAAGTTTGCGCCAAAGAAACCAACTAAGAAGTCAGAAGAAGAATAAGGAATTAAATATGTTCGGTATGATACCTCTCCCATATAAATTATTAGCAGGTGCAGCACTAATTATTGGCGTTTTCTTTTATGGATATATGAAGGGCTCTGCCTACGCCGAAGCAGAACTACAAAGATTTGCTGCTAAGGCAAGCACACAAGTTGCCGAACTTGAGAAAAAGAATGCTGAAATAAGTAACAATGTAGTTACTGAATATGTTGATAGAACAAACACAATTAGAGAGAAAGAATATGTTTACATTGATACCGCCAAAAACATTGTTCCTAGCCAGTCTGTTATGTCTAACGGCTGGGTGTTCACGCACGACTCTAGTGCCACTGCCAGTGATGCCGACCCCACCAGAGCTTCTGATGCGTCCCCCTCAGGAATTACAGACACTACGGCCCTCGTCGGAATCATCACAAACTACTCCAGATGCCAGCAAAACGCCCAGCAATTGATTGCCCTACAGAAGTGGATTGCAGATAACAAAACTGAGGTTGATCGTATCAACTCCGAGAAATCGAAGAAGTAATTGTTATAAATATAGCAAACGTTTAGCTTCTGGAGATACTTTTAATGGCTAATATTATTGAAAAAGCGAAGGCGAGACTGAAAGAGGCTCGTGGTTCTGCATACACGCTGTATCACAAATCGTATACAGATGCAATCAATCATGCACTATCACACCATCAAAAGTCTGGTCTTCATGTAAGTGACGATGATAGATTCCAACATGTGGGTGTTGGCTCAAAGAAGCCAAGCGAAGGTAATACCACTTCGGTGAGTATGCCAGCTACGCATACTAGTGGCAAGAAGCACATGATTCACGTCCAAGTATTCAACAAGGGTGGCACACACCCATATGAATTGAATACCTATTCGAGTGGCATGGGTCGTCAAGTTAAAGAAGACGCCGAGCATGTAAACTGTGGTACTCCAGAATGTTGCGGCGAATGCACTCCACCGATCGAAGAAGCATACGGCATGTGGAAGGTAGACTTTCCTAAGCAACATGCTGGTAAAGCTGTTGCGGCTGGCTCAGTCCATGTTAAGGCGCAGAACACCGCTCATGCACATAAGGTTGCAGCAAAGAGAGTCGGTGTTGACCACACTGTATTCAAATCAAAGGTAACTAAGTCTTCAATTCTTCCAGAAGAGCGCGGCGAAGACTCTAAGGGTCACTACCGCGCAACAGAAGATGGTGCTGGTTTAACTCGTAAGGGTGCTAAAGCCATGGGCATTAAGACAGCCGTTACAACTCCTCCTAGCAAGCTAGACCCTAAGGGTGAAGCTGCTGGTCGTCGCAGGTCATTCTGCGCCCGTATGGGTGGCATGAAAGGTCCTATGAAGGATGAGAAGGGTCGCCCAACTCGCAAAGCTATGTCACTTCGTCGCTGGAATTGCAACGAAGAACTAGGTAAAGAAAACGAATGGGGTAGCCCAGGTCTTCGTAAGAAGTTTGCTGCTATGACACCAGGACAAGAAGGACTAGCGGCTGATAATATTCCAGCAATGAATCCATTTTCTGGTGATGCTATCCAAGAACAACAACTTGACGAAATCTCGGCCCTAGGTGCCAAGAAGCGTTCTGAATTTGCTGCCAAACTACAAAAGACACTTGCCGACCCGAAAAAAATCGCAAAGGCCAAGAAAGATATTGCAAAGAAAAAGGCAGTCCAGAAAGCAGAAGAACCTAAGCATCTTGTTATGCAACTTCGCAAAGCAACTTCGATTGGCTCCAAGGTTAAGTTCTATGACGGTGCAGAACACCACGTAGCCCCTAACCATGTAGAGAAGTTCAATGATCGCTATCATTCATTGAAGTCTTCAATCGAAAAGGAAAGCCTAGTCAAGCGCGCCCACAAATCACATGCCGATTTCATGAGAGCCATCTCAGAAGAAACCATGGGTCAGACAATGGGACCTTGCACTGACAATATCTCACCTGCAAATTATCCTTCACCATATCAACTATCACCTCTACCTGGTTTAGAGGACATGAATGCTGACAATGAGGCAAATCAATACACCGAGGCTGACTTGGCTGCAATTGAGGCTGATGTCACAAATGAAATTGAATCTTCTTCATGGCAAGACCTGAGCAAGTATTATGATGCCGAAGACGATGAAGACGAAGATGAAAACGAAGAAGAGTTAGATGAAGCCATCACTCCTCAGGGTCGTCTAAAGAAAAAGTTTGCTGCAATGCGTAACAAGACGCGCCGTAACCTTGCTAAGAACATGGCAATGAAGCGTATCGCTACACCCGATGTAATTAAGGGTCGCTCAATTCGTGCCGCTCGTAGAATGGTTTACAAGCGCATTCTTCGTAACCGCGACCCATCTTCTGTATCAGCCTCTGAAAAGGCACGTATCGAAGCACAGGTAAAGCGTATGGCACCAATGGTATCAAGAATTTCTATTCGTCTACAACAAAGCGAAAGAAAGCGTGACCAAGCCCGTGTAACAAACGCAAGAACAAAGAAGAAATAATATGGATGAGTTGAATACTGCCCTTAAAATTGTGATGGCAAATACATATGCAATGTATTTTAAAGCACATGGCTTTCACTGGAACGTAGAAGGTAAAGACTTCTCACAATACCACAGATTCTTTAGTAAATTATACGAAGAACTATTTGATGCTGTAGATACCGTTGCGGAACAAATTAGAGCTTTGGATGAATATGCGCCATATAATATGACAGAACTTGCTTCTATTACTACTATCAAAGAATCTAATATCTATGGTGTAGATGTATCTGGTATGTTAGCCGACCTTAATGACGCAAACGCATCTGTTATTGAAGCACTTAATTCGGCGCATAAATTGGCGGAAGCAGAAAATAATAGAGGTCTATTGAACCTACTCGAAGAGAGATTAGATGTTCATGCAAAACACGGTTGGATGATCCGTGCATCCTCTAAGTGATAAATATAGAGGATAAGGAGATACTAATGTCACTCGAACAAACAATTAAAGACACTGTAATGGCAGAGTCAGTAGATTTGGACATGCGTTTGCAGCAACTAGTTCGTGCTGGACTAATGCCATCGAATACTATTCCTCTATTGCGCAAAGCTATTACTAAGATACAAGGTGGTTATCCACTTCAAGGCGCCGAGCGCGATGTCATGGCAAACTTCTTAAATTCCATGATGTTCATCGTTCTGGGTGATGATTCTATCTTTAATAAGGCCAGAGTTGGTGCTAAATCGTATGCAACCGAAGCTAAAGAGAAGCAAGAGTATGACTATGAAGGTGACATGGCTATGTCCCAACTAAAGTCAATCATTGCTAACTCGCAACGTATGCATGATTCGATGAGCGAAGATACAAATCTTCCTGAGTGGGTTCAATCAAAGATTACTCTAGCAGAAGATTACATCTCAACCGCAGCAAACTATCTTCAAAGCGAAATGAATGAAGGTAAGCGCGGTCTCTGGGATAACATTCATGCCAAGCGTGAGAGAATTAAAGCTGGGTCAGGTGAGCGTATGCGTAAGCCTGGTTCAGAGGGTGCACCTAGTGCCGCAGACTTGAAAAATTCTCGCACGGAAGAAGTCGAATTGATCGGTGAAGTAAACGCAAATCAAATTAAAAAAGATCTCGATTCTGGAATGTCACATGATGCTGTTATAGGAAAACATGCAAATAAAAGAACAACTAACACTGACGCAATTCGCAAGGTTATCAAGCAACACGCTTGGGATAAGCGAATGAAGAAAGAAGAAGTTGAACTGGATGAAGCAACATATTTTGTTCACACCGCTAATAATGCACATCATGTCAACAAAAAAATTCCAACCGGAAAAAAAGATGCGATGGGGCAGGCATTGATGACATCGAAGGTTGTCAAGTCGTTTCCTTATGGAGACACCCAATCAAAGCAAACATCTCCTGACCAGCACAAGGCTGCACATGCTCATGCTAAAAAACTGAATGCCAGTATGAAAGAGGGCGTCGAAACAATCGATGAAATCTCTTCTGATATGGCGTATCGCTATCTAAAAGGAAAGCGTGAAAGAGACTATGATATTAGTCCAGATGGCAAATCGAGCAAATTGAAGAAACCAATGACGTATGCTAAAATGAATAAAGACGCGAAGAGTTCTATGCGGGCCCTCAGAACAATTGAGAAGGCTAAGAAAGCCAATGAAGAAAAAGAATCTCGCCGCGGCGAAGCACGGGCTGATATCGCTGCCATCACACAGATGAATGAGTCTTATAAGACCACATTTAATGCAGCACTTACACAGTATGGCATCAAGTCTCCCTCGGAACTTGATGAAGAAAAGAGAAAAGAATTTTTTAATTTCGTAGATCAAAACTATAAACAGGGAGACAATTAATGTCCGCATGGGGTAAATCAGATAGTAAATCAAGAGACGGTACAGTAACTCTTACTGCGCCATCTATCACATTCAATGCCGCGACAGGTCATGCTGCTGGCGTTTATACTTCGGCAGGTCATCCATTCCAACTGGGTGATCCTGTTGTATATTCAAACGGTTCAGGAACTTCTGTTGTCGGTCTAACATCTGGTAGCACATATTATGTTACCAACGTAACACCAAACACTTTCATGGTTGCTTCCACAGAAGACCGTGCGCTACGCAACGTTCCTGAAGCAATCGTATCAACTGATGGTATTGGTTCTTCGCATACGTTCACGTTGCCACTTGCACTTGGTCGCGGAACTCTAACAGGTACTGACAGTCTCTTCCTTGATGATGGACATCAAGTTGGTGACATTGTTCGTGTTGGCACACAAGAAATGATTTATACCGCAATTGCCAGCGAAACATCTGCTACTGTTATCAATGCAAATCCAGGAACAACTCTGACTGCATTCTCAGATCAAGAGTATAGAGTCCACGAAAAACCAACTTTTGTTGCATCTAATGCAACGTCGGACTTTGAATCAACCCAAGTATTTGGTGTAAGAAGCGGCGAAATCCATGGCGACCAATCGGGTGGTTATATTTCGGCAGTTGCTCTAATCCAAGGTGGAACACGTTACCTTGAAGCACCTGCTGTTGGTTTCACTGGTGGTGGCGGTTCAGGTGCTGCGGCAACTGCAACTATTGCTGCTGGTTCTGTTACTGCAATCGCTGTAACAGACAATGGTTCATCGTATGAAACTGCTCCAACTGTAAATCTTTCGGTTCCACGCCGCACTGTGCCTATTTCTGGTGTTAACACTACAACAAATGTTCTCACTTATGCCGCTCACGGATTAACTGCTGGTGAGCATCTCAAGTATTATCATAACGGTGGTACTGCTATTGCTGGACTAACAAATGCTGCATCCTATTATCCAGGACAAGTAACTACAAATACTTTCGTGCTGTATAACAGTGCCGCTCGTGGTACCAATGCTGTTGCTACTATGACTATTGCTACTACTGCGGTTAACACAACTACTAATGTCATCACTTCAAATGCACACGGTCTAGTTAATGGTGCAGAACTTAACTACAGCAACCAAGGTGGTACCAGTATTACTGGTTTGACTTCGGGTAATGATTACTTTGTTGTCAATAAGACTACCAATACTTTCCAACTAGCACTGACTTCAGGTGGTGATCCTATCGATCTTACTGGCACAGGTAACAACTCGCAGACATTCGCATCGACTGGTCAACTCGACCTAACTGGTACTGGTAATGACGACCAGTATTTCGATCTTCAGACTGCAACAACTGCTACTGCTCGTGCAGCACTCGGTGTAAACCAAGGTGTTGACAATGCTGAATCTGGTGCTGTTGCACACACTGGTTGGGTCAAGCGTAAGGTTCTAACTGGTGCACACGCTGGTCGTATCCAGTATGAAGTTCTGGTTGCACTTTCGAAGAACGGTATCTCCAGTGATGCTGCCGATGATATCGAATTCCCAGAGGATTAATAACTAATGGCAGATAGCAAAGTAACCGCGATGAATCCAGCAACCGATGCGAATTCGGCTGATGTGCTTTATCTAGTGAAACCAAATACAAGTCCATATGATCATAAGATTACTATTGCTAATCTGTTCGGGGGCATTCCTGTCCCTGTAGTCTTAGAAGATAAATTAGTAATGGGTGGCACTCCTCAGTCTTTATCGGCTGGGGGTGCCATCTCAATAGCTACTTCTGTTACTAAAATTTCATCACCTGATGCCAACGGTACTCTTACTATAGCGGATGGTGTAGATGGCCAAATTAAGACTATTATAATGCAGTCTAATATTGGTAGTCATACTATGACAATCAATGCCAATATTGGTCATTCGAGTATTGTATTTAATTCTGCGGGTGATACCGCAACTTTGATGTTTATGGGTACCGTCTGGTACTTCATCGGGGGAACGGCGACAGTATCATAATATGTTTGAATTAAATGATGATAATTTTTTGATCTTTGCTATTAAGAACTACGACAATCGGGGTTGCCTTGGTATGTCGGATCTTGAAGAAGATTTAAAACGATTTAAATATATCAAACGATTATTTCGTAGATATGAAACAACAGATGTATTAAGCGAAAGATTGATACTCAATCACTTAATAGTTTTGTATAACGTATTTGGTAATGAAACCTCTTTGATGCTTTTATATAAGCTGGAAAATAAGTATTGGTCATATCTGAAAACATTTCTAGTTTATCTAAATAGAATGACTGTAGATGATATACCAGAAGTATCTTTAGATTTAAATGTAGCAAGAACTTTAAGGAATATTGATGGCTAAGTTGATCGATAATGCTATTGCACTGCGCGTCCTTTGGATGCTTACTACTCCGTTTGATAGGACGGATGCATACCGCTTGGGAATTATCGACAAGACAGGCAAAGAAATCACACCAATTTCAAAACTTAATACAGATGTTGAGAGAGAAGCATACACTTATCTCCATCGTTTAGTTTTTAGATTGAAAAGAATTATTCATATGGTGCCAGTAGAAAGTAAAAACTTTCTTTCTTTTGCCGCTGCGGTTGCATTGGTAAAAGAAGGTGTAGAATATGATGACGATATTTTAGAGGAACTATTCTATATGGCACATGAAGAACCAGAAGCGATTGCTCTAGCAGAAGAGCTAGAGAACAGAACCCTTTCATTCAGACAGTTTGTTGAAGAGATGGGTGTTGGCGGTGGTGCCGTTGCTGGTATTGGTATCAACAATCCAAATATTCCTAATCAGGATGAACCTGGTGTCTCTAAGAAGGCACAAAAGAATTATAAAAAGAAGAAGAAAATTATAAGAAGGAATGCACAATGAGTTTGTTATCTTTTATAACTAAAGAGGAGCCAATCACTTCTCTTGCAGACTTGGAACTAGCCAAGGGTAAAATACAACTTACAATTATGAAGATGGCGGCAGCTATTCTCGGTATTATTATGATGTCTGTTGTTGTTACCATGATGATTGGCCTGTTTGTTCCAAATGAAACAATTGATAACAACGAAATCTTCAAGATTATTGGTCCAGCATTCTCGACCATCGTCGGTGCTTTTGTTGGTGCATTCGCTACTATGATGGGCATGAAGACTGCCGACTTTGACCCTAACGTTAAGGTTCAAGAGCTAGGTAAGACTGACCATAAAGCACTAGCAGAGGCGCATGTTATTAATGCTCAGGCAGAATCAATTGAAGCCGACACAGAAATCAAATTGATGGCAGCTATCGATAAGTATAAAGATAGTGACGATGACTTCGGTCCATTCTAAGGAGTAAGATAATGACACAATTAACAGAACATTTTACTCTAGCAGAGATGATCGTATCACCAACGGCAAAGCGCCTTGGCATTCCTAACACACCAACAGCCGAGCATATCGAAAACATGCGCTACTGTTGTGAGAAGATTCTTGAGCCAGTAAGAGCGAAGTTTGGTCCAGTTACCATCAACTCATCTTACCGCGCGCCACTTGTCAATAAGGCAGTTGGTGGTTCTGCTACTTCACAACACGTTAATGGACAAGCAATTGACTTCGAAGTTAAGGGTGTTGACAACAAGACCGTTGCTGACTGGGTTGCAGACAATCTAGAATTTGACCAAGTCATCCTCGAGTTTTACTCAGCCGGTGATAAGAACTCTGGTTGGGTTCACGCTTCAATCAAGAAGGCTGGTGGCAATCGCCGTCAACGTTTGATTGCTTCTAAGTCTAAAGCTGGTGGCACAAAGTATACACCTGTTGCTGACTTTGACCCTAGCACAACTAAGGAAGCTGGTGCACCTGTAGTTCAAGCAGCGGCACAGGTTGCTAAAGCCGCCGTTCAAGCAACATCAACTTCTGGCCTTGGACCAATGGCTGCACTTCAAGCAAAGTGTGGTCTGCCTACTGATGGTAAGTGGGGCCCAGGAACATTCAAGGGTGCCAAAGATTACTTCAAACTATCGACTGCACAGGCCGCGCACTTCTTCGGTCAATGCGCCCATGAGTCCGGTGGCTTCAAGGTGTTCTCGGAAAATCTAAACTACTCTGACAAGGGTCTCAACGGCATCTTTAAGAAGTATTTCCCTACAATCGCATCGACTGCCGGGTATGCTCGTAAGCCAGAAAAGATTGCTAACAAAGTATACGCCAATCGTATGGGCAATGGCCCAGAAGCATCGGGTGATGGATGGAAGTTCCGAGGCCGTGGTCCAATCCAGTTAACTGGTAAGAGCAACTACACTCAATTTGCCCAAGATATCGGTCGCCCAGATGTTCTGACAAACCCAGACATCGTGGCAACAGAACTTGCTTTCGAATCCGCTCTATGGTTCTTCAATAAGAATGGTCTATTCGCAATCGCGGACAAGGGTGTCACAGATGCAGTCATCGGTCAGATTACTCGCCGCGTAAACGGCGGTACGCATGGTCTTGATGACCGTATTAAGAAAACTAAGCAATACGCAAACTGGGGA